CGTTAGGCCCATCGATGACAACCTTGGTTGCGGAATCTGGAACATTGACGCCGTTTACACGAGGCCAAATGTAAACAGAACTAGCACTACCGCCAGTTTTGTCTAACTGAGCAGAGAACTGAATGTTGTAAAGACCCGTGTCTGCAACATAGATCTTTGAGGTTGGCTTACCACGTTCGATCTGAAACTCGCTGACTACACTATCGTAAGTAATCAGGTTGACCGTATTAGCAACCGGGTTAGTCTGGGTCGTAGTGTCATAGTACGAACCATGGGGAACAGGCGAATTCAGTTCGTTCGCGATGCTGTTGAAGAACAGCCTCAAGACATTGGCAAATTGGTCCTGATATCGCCTCTCGTAAACCGCAGGAGCGACTGGAAGGTTTGGGGGTGATACACCAGAAACGACTCCCATTAGCGTCTTCCATCTGGTCTAATGTCTAAACGCATCGCGCCCATCTGCCATGCCACGCCAAGGTCAGATGAGGTCACACGGAGGGCTAACTGCCTACCCCTGATGCGGGTATAGACCTGCTCGGTGTATTGTTGTACAGGAACAACAGATGTTGCCTGCACAGTATCTACGTCCGCAGTTCCGTACAAAGCGCCGGGGTAGTTATGCGGGTAGAGACTGAGCGTGACCGCAGGGGTATTGGTGCTGGAACCCAAGAACTTCACGTCAGGGATGATTCTGGAGACAAAACTAAACTGGTCTCCATCCCCAATATCGAAGTCCGCAGTCTGGATGAACGCCGTAATTGGCTGTGCTACACCCGTCGAGACATCGTCCCAGCCGACTTCATGGAACGCGACTTGATTGGGAGCCTTCATGGTCACAGACGAATATGCCGTATGCGAGGCCGCAGTGGTGGTATTCGCGCCTCTCACACAGCCGGTCAATGCGTTACCGCTAACTCCAGTGTAGGTAATCTCCTCGCTTCCAATGACAACCGTCCCGGTGTTTGGGAATGACGATGCATTGAGTAGCGTGATCGATGTATCGGTCGAGTTGATGTCTGCGGACAGATAAGACTCTTGGATGCTGATTGCCAGCATCGGGTAGTCGCGGAGAGTCTGCTGAACAAATGCTGTTCTGTTTAAACTTCCGTAGTGCCAAGTGCCATCTTGGTAGTTCAGGGTCACATACAGGTTATTCACCTGACTGTCGGTTCCGGGGTAGAACCACCAAATTTCGCTATAAGCCTCATTGATTCCAGACATCACCTGCGAGATCTGGGCTTTGTTTAAATTCGAAAACACATGCTGGCGCAGGCTGCAAGGCAACGTGTCAACACGACCGTTATAGACGAAGAACTTGTCGGTTCCCATCCAATAGACCGCGTTGTTGACCGCGATGACAGAGTTCTGGGATGCAACAGAGATGTCTTGGTCAAGAAGGTTGATGCCCCATACGAACGGCGGGCCAATGTACTGCATGGAGTAGATGGCTGTGTCCGTCAGAACCACGATCTCCTGACGGGTTGAAACTGCCGTCATGATCATGGAGCCGTTGGTAATCCGCTGTTCGCCTGCCTGATTGGTGAGTTCCGGAACCCATTCATAGGGATTCTCTTGGTCTGACCAACGAATCAAAAGTGGGTCGAATGTCGTACCAAAATCCAATGGGTTGTAAGGCTTCGATCCAAAGCAAATGAAGAAGTCCCGAACAGGCGATGAGTTGATGACCAAGGTTTCATCGGGTGCCTGAAGACCCGAATACGATGCTGTCACCGATACCGTTCCAGACCCTGTAGTCGCCGCAGAGAGCGTCAGGGACGTTGTGCCAGTCCATGCGGTGGTGACATAGGCTCCAGTCGGAATTCCGCTACCGGCGATGACAGAGCCGGTGTTGATGCCTGTCGCATCCGCAACCACAATAGTTGTAGCACCTGAGGCAAAGGTTGCTGTCGTGGCGACCTTAGGAACTGAATTGATCTTCTCCTTGAGGGTGACCGCACGGGACCATGCAGATGTATCGTCAGTCCAGTAGTAGATGCCGCCATCTCTTTCGGCAAATAGCAGATCATCACCATAGTTGACGATGGACCAGAGACGCATCGGCAAGCCAATCGGGGTGCTGGAACCCCATCCGCCGAATCCCCATGGGCCGCTGCCCCAACCAATGGCCGAGGTGGCTACCGCAGGACCGGCATTGATGTAGTACGTCACTACAACCGCAGCACCGCCGCCCGTAGCGGTCGAAGTCGCGGCAGTGGAGGCAATAATTGTGTAGGCGCTATCCGAAGGAACACCCACAATCTCATACTCTCCAGAGAGGGTGATTCCGCCTACCGCCGTTGCACCGGAAATGCTGATGTAGGTTCCGGCAGTGACGCCATGGGATGATGCTGTGATCGTGACCAACTTACTTCCGCTGGTCGTGGCAATCGGGTTTGCACCAAGGGTAACAGTCGCCCTGACAGGGGTGATGTCATGGTAGACACCGCCAAGTTCAACGTAGAGTTTCTGATTAGTGGCTACCGCCAGAAGGTTCTGCGAAAGCAGGGTGACGTAGTTCCACATGTACCGGCACACCCCATCGAAGGTGTTGCCGTTCGATGTGATGTTCTGCCAACCGCCGATCTTCTGAGGAAACCCGCCACGGAAGCGGACCTTTTCAGAAATGAAGAACCCGCCTTCATCGGCATAATCGGTCGTTTCTCTATTAACGCCGGGGCGAAGTTGTAACTTCTGTAATGGCATCACGACACTCCAGACAAATACAACGCACGTTCATCTTGCCTGCGTTTAACCAATCCCGGAAGGACTTTTCCAGCCGCCTTCGTCCATTTCATGAATTCTTCTGCTGCTTCTTCAAAGTCACCACGGTTGGTCTTCATTCGAAGGGAAGAACGCTGGAGATTGCCAAGACCCACGTTGAAGGCAAAACTGACGAGAGAATCGAAGATTCCCTGACGACCAACAGCAGCAGGGCAAAGTCGAACCACACCACGCTCAAACCGACCAAGGTCTTGAGAAAGTATCCCGTCCACCTCGTCCATCGTGAGAACCCGGTCCCAGCCTGCGGGTATCGGTAGACTCTTGCGCTCCTCATACTTCACCGCCGCATGGGTCGGATCAATCACATGTCCGCACCCCACCGTCCACAACAGCGCCGGACAACGGTAAGGCTTAGTCCTCACCCCTTCGTGGTGCTTGATCATGTCGATGGCTGCGGCGCTGACTTTCACTTCTTGCCAAAAGCCTGTGTCCCGAACCAAAAGGCAATTATGCTGCTGAGGATCAACATCTCGTCATCCGAAAACACTTCGGCCATTGCAGCAGCAAACGGCACCCCTTGATGCCATGCGTACCACACCCCGGCAATGTTCAGCGCGACCAACTCCAGCACGAAAATGTACGTCACGACAGGGCGGACGCTGGCACGCAGGTTAATCATCCACTGACTCGCACCCTTGCCAATCTCAATGTCGTGGTTGTACAAGGCTTGCCGTTCCTCGCCAGCCGTCTGCGTCTGGATTTGCTCCAGTTTGATTTCCTCAACCCGTGCCTGCGCGATAAACCCACGCTCGGCAAGGGCTAACTCACGCTCTTTCTGGGCTGCGACCAAAGCAAGTTCGTGCTTCTTGTCCTGCCGGTCTTGGAAGATTTGCAGAATTTTGGGCAGTCCACCCGCAAGAAACGACAGAAAAGTGCTGATCATGGTCATCATTTGCTTGCCCTCACCACATCATCGCCCTTCGTGACAGTCACATGGTCGCCCTCGACATCGACACGCATCGGCATTTCCTTACGGTCAAGTCGATCTAGTTTGTTAATCAATTCCTTGATTACGCCAAACTCGGGTTTGTCTTCCTTCTCGTTCGCCCCGGCAATGTTGTTGAGCATGGAAATGAGTGCAGTCAGTGACGCGCCCAAAAGTCCCATTACAGCCGCAATCTTCTCGCCTTCCAAAGCAAGACTGGAAACGACACCGATGACCACGATGACCGTGATGTACTTGAGGCCATCTTTGCCAATGGCTTTGCCTGCAACTTCTTTTGCCGAAGACTGCGCCTCAAGCCGGTTCAACTCGGCTCGCACCTGCGCCTTGAACATTTCGATGTCGGTCGTCTCAGTCACTTCTGCAACGCCTCCAGCAACAACATACCCATGCTGCCCAACGCGCCTAACAGGATGACGATGATGACACCGCCAACCTTCAGTACTAGTTGCTCCAGACGCTTGAGCCGAGCGTGGATGGCCTCGTAGCGCACCGTGCAAACATCAATGTGGCTGGTCACGGTGACTTCCAGTTCCTG